CGTACCGGTTCAGAGTATCTGCGATGGACTTGGTGATGGCGTTCAGAGCGGCCCGGAAGATGCCGGTCTTGTCGGTGTGCAGGCTGTAGGAGCCGGTGTCCTCGTGCCCGACCAGGATGAAGTCAGCCAGCACGCTCATCAGGATCCGCTGCTCGTAGCGGTTGATGATCCCGTTGGTGTCGAACTGACGGGTGCCACCCGAGCTCATCAGCTCGAAGTCGAAGAGCGGCTGCTTGGTGTCCGGGTCGTACTGGGTGGGCAGGACCAGACCCTCGTTCTCGTCACGCCTGACCCCGCGGACCATCTTCTTGAAGGCATCCACGGTCTTCGCCTGAGGCGTCCCCTTGGCCGCCGTCAGGTAGTCCGCGGGGACCCTTCCTACAGGCATGCCCGCCAAGTCTCGCTCAACGCCGATCGCCTCGAACTCCTCCAGGCGCTTCTTGAAGTACCAGGAGCGGTAGGAGCTACGGAGCAGGGACAGACCCTCGGGGTTGCCCTTGGCGATGGAGGTCCGGAACAGGATGCTCTTCTCGATCGGGATCACTGTGGTCGCGTACCGGGGCGGGGCCATCTGGACCATTGCCCTGATCCCGCCGGTCTCGTCGAAGGACCAGCGCATCAGCGTCTCCTGCGCGCGGATCGGCATCTTCCGCCAGCCGATCTTGCCGTCCGTGTACTTCGAGCGCTTCCGTGGATCCTTCTCCCAGGGCCCGATCCGCTTCTTGTAGACGATCTCGTGCCAGGACCAGCCGTAGGTCATCATCGAGAGGATCTCGCCGATCAGGTCGTCCCAGCTGTGAGACATGTCCTCCATGCACTGTTCGAGGAACTCCTGGGCCTGCTCGCCCTCCTTGCCACCCTCGGGAGGGAGGACCTTCCATTCGACCTCGCGGATCAACTTGTCGATGCTGAACAGCAGCGCCCCGACCATGGAGTCGTTGGACGCCATCTCCCGGTAGACCCGGACCGCCTTGCGGCCACGCAGCGCCGGCAGGAACTCCTCGTCGATGTAGCCCGAGACCCGCTTCAGCCCGGAGACACCGAGCTCTTCCATCGGGCCGACGCGCTGGGGGATCTCGTCGCCAGCGTTGTCCTCGTCCCAGGTGGAGATGTCTCCCTGGGGGAGCCTCACGTCAGCCATGTCTTCAGTCTCCCATCGGTGTCACACCATCAGGTCCAGGTCCTCAGCAACCTCCTGGCTCTTGTTCTGGACACTGCCCACCACCCAGTTCCCGGGCTTCCGCTGGGCGTCCTTGTTCTGGCGCATCTCCTCTTCGATGAAGGTGGGCCCGTCGTCACCCGGGATCATGATCGGGTGCGCGGGGATCGCGCGCTTGGAGACCAGCCGGTAGCCCAGTGCCATCGAGCAGATCTCGTCGGGGAGGTGGAACTCCTTCCCGCGTGCGTAGAGCATGTCCACCGAGGCGTACAGGTGGGCCTTGTAGAAGACCGGTACCCGAGGAGCCAGCCAGCGGTGGTTCTCGATCGAGCTCACGTACTCGCTCAACATGTTGTCCCGCTGGGCTCCGGTCATCAGGAAACCTCGCGCCCGCCTGTCGATGTAGTCCGCCACCACCCCACCCAGCCCCGTCGCGTCGTGGATGCCCTCGGCGTTGTACTCCTTCATCAGCCGGTTGAACTCCCCGATCATCACCGGGTAGGGCAGCCGGCGCATCCGTGACCAGTGCACGACCCGGCACGGGAACCTGGTCACGTCAGAGACAGTGATCACCGTCCAGTCCTGCTCCTTGGCCCAGTCCGCGCTGATCACGTACTCGGCGTCGCTCTTGGGATCCTCGAACCGGTGGACCTGGCGCTCCTTGCTCACCGACTCTCGGATCGCCTCTGCGGGCAGCGAGAACATCTTCTCCACCGACTCCGAGTCGATCGCACGGGAACCGATGCTGGGCTCACCGAGGTCGTACTCCACCCGCCACATCTCGGCAGGGATCTCACGGCGCTTCTGGTCGATGGTTTCCTGGTCCAGCCAGCCGTCGATCGGGTTGGAGGTGTCCTTGTAGCACCAGGTGAAGATCGGCAGACCCTCCTCCTGGAACCGCGCGTACTCGTGCGCGAAGGTCTTGTCCGGGTACTGCCAGGTCGAGGACATCGCGGTCCGGGGCCGGATGATGTCGCCCTGCCAGTTCTTCTGGGGCATCGGCTGGCCCTTGGCCGCGTCGAAGATGGCCTGGTCCATCTCGTCGATCTCATCGAGCAGCAGAGTGGGTGGGTGCGGGCCTCGGACCGTCTTCTGGGAGGCCGTGAGCGGCATGATCGTGGCCCGGTTGGTGAGCTTGATCTTGGTCGCCGACTCCTCCCGAACCAGGTAGGAGGGAGCGTTGCTGTGCTCCCAGGCGTCACGGATGGTGTTGTGGATGTTGATCGACTGGTTCAGGGAGCCACCGACGATGTTCACGTCTGAGCCCTGGATGGCTGCCACCGTGAGTCCCAGCACCGAGAGCAGCCTGGACTTCCCGGACAGACCACGAGAGCCGTGGATCAGGATCTGCGGCTCTCGGTTGAAGTAGGCAGTGGCGAAGGCGTCGAACGGTGCATCGTGGTCGGAGCAGACCTTGTGCCTGGGGATGGTGTAGCCCCAGAGGGCCTTGACTACCTCGTAGAGCTCGTCGTCGGTCCTAGGTCCGCGTCCCAGGATGATGCTCACTGACCAGCTCCTTCAGCGTGTACCCGGTCTTGACCCAGGGCACTGAGAGCTCCCAGGCACCCGCCGGCGACTCCACACGGTATCGCCACCAGATCACATCGGTATCAGTCGGAGTGAGCTCTACCGCGAAGCTCCCGTCCCGCGCGAGCTGGACTTCCGGTGCCAAGCAGGCCCAGGCGATCTCTTGCTGGATCACCCAGAGCCTGCTCGGCATGAACCGGACCAGGCCATGGACCGGACGACCGTTCTTGTACTGGAAGGATCCTGTGACTGTCACTGTTCTCGGCATGGATCCCATCCTATCCACTACACCTGAGGCACAACAGGTGGCTCAACGGGTGGAGTGGCGGTAGGAGCAGCTGCGTTCCCCTTCAGAGTCACCGCAGCTCCAGTCACGATCATCGCCACGATGGCAGTCACCCACTCACTACCCGTGATCGAGGTGCCTCCATCGGAGTCGCTGAGCACCGAGCTTCCGATGACCACTGCTCCTGGCACCAAGAACCCGAGGATGCCCTTCCAGTACTCCTGCCAGTTGGCCATGACGGCCTCCTACTTCTTCTTCGGCTTCGGCGGCTGGAAGTCGATCGAGGGCTGTGGGTTGCGCACGATCGCGCAGGACCAGCCTCCGGTAGCGACCGAATGCCGCTCGAAGTGGAGGTGAGGTCCGGTCACGTTGCCTTCCGCACCGACCTCACCGATCTTGCGCCCAGCCCGGATCTTGGCCCCGTTCGGGACGCTCCGGGTACGCATGTGCGCGTAGAAGTCCCGAGTACCGTCACCGCGCTTGATCTCCAGCTGGTGGTAGCCGAAGGCAGAGCCGTGGTTGGCGTAGACCACAGTCCCGCCGCGAGCGGCGTAGACCGGAGTTCCGGCTGGAGCTGGGAAGTCCACGCCGGTGTGGATGCCGTAGCCACGGGAGTCACGTCTGCAGCCCCAGTACGACCCGCGCCGGCCGTACGGAGTTCCGATGGGGCCCTTGACTGGTCTCATTCGTCGTCCTCCCCACCTTCGGTGCCCGTGTTGCCGCCCTCACCGGGATCGGCTGAGTCATCGGGCTCGACCTCTTCGTCACCATCGAAGTCGACGTCGAGACCCTCCTCGGGCTCCTCTTCCAGGTCTTCCTCGACCTGATCGAACTCCGCCAGCGACTCACTCGGGGTCTCGCTCACTCGGTCTTCTCCTCGTCGTCCTCTACCTGCTCCTCGTTCGGACGGTCGGCGGGGTTCTCCCAGCCGCTCTCGTAGGCGGGATCGTCCTCAGCACGCGGGTCAAGGTGATCCACCTTGCCGCCAGCGAACGCAGCTGCGCGCTCGGCATCGACATGCGGGTCCGGGTACTGGATCTGCCCCGGGATGCCGTAGAACTCGTCTTCGCCCTCGGGGTCGACGAAGGGCTCCGGCTCGGTCTCTTCGCCAGTCACCTCGGCGGACTCATCCTGCTTCTTGGTTGCCATGTCTTCATCCTCACTCGTTGGGCCAGTCACTACAGGGCTTCCTCCCACACCAGGTGTAGTTCCCCGCTGTGGAGGTTCGTACTCAACGCGGACATCGAGGAGTAGTCGGCCGGGAAGGCGTCGGCCTTGATCGGGTCCTTCCAGTCCAAGCCCATCCCCTTGATGTTGGAGTTCAGGTTGTTGCTGAACGCAGCCGGCAGGTTGAACCAGTTCCCCTGTCCCTTGGCCAGCTGCCCGAGCTTGGTGATCTCGGTCTTCCCTAGCGAGCCACCGGGCGCAGGCAGCCCACTCACGGTGCCGATCGCAGTCCAGAACAGGTAGACGTTGGCGTTGGCCGAGCCGTTGTCGTTCTCGCGCCTGATGTAGATCTGGGCGCTCTTGATGGTGACCGTGCCCGACTTGCCGATCGAGTCGGTGATCTGGTTGCCATACAGCCACAGCCCCACCGAGCGCGGGGACTTCTGCTGGACCAGGTTCCCGCTCTGCCAGCCTGCCGACACCCATGACCCAGAGCTGTTCGGCTGGATCCGCACCTCCTTGGTGACCACGTTCGGCACGTCCACAGAGTTCTTCGGAACGTGGATCGAGGCCGCGGTGCCCGCGCTCCAGTTCCCCGCGTCGTCCAGGGCCCAGCCGGTGAAGTGGTAGGTCTGGTCGCCTTGGATGATGCTGCCCGCCGAGGCGTTGCGTGGCCACTGCTTGAAGATCTCCACCGAGGTGTCGTTGTGTCCGCCGTAGTCGTTGTAGCGCCACTCACTCCAGGGCTCGTTCGGGTAGGTGGAGTCCGCAGCCGAGGTGTAGGTGCCACCGAACTGGGTGGTTGGTGGCTTCCCCGCGTAGTCGGTGAGCACGCGCGTGAGGCGCGCGTCCGGGTCGTTGGCCGCTCCTGGCAGCCTGACTCCCACCTTGATCCAGCGCGAGACCAGCGTCTTCACACCCTTGATCGTGTTGAAGTCCTCGGTGATCGCCAGCGAGATCAGCGGTGGCGAGGGCGGAGTGACGTCGAACTCGTAGGCCCGGACCCAGGCTCCGGCCTGCTTGACGTACGCCTCGGTCACCGCAGTCCAGACCCCGTTCCGCAGCACGTAGGGCCGCTGGCACAGAGTCCAGACATCGTTGACCTTCTGGTAGAGGGCCACGGGCTACACCTTGAAGAAGACGTCGCCGTTGGCTCCAGAGGAGTTGGCCGGTACCGAGGACCCCGAGGTGATCGCGGGCTGGGCCGGCGGGAACGGCTGCCAGGCTGCTCCGTCGTAGTACCAGACCTTGTTGGCGTCCTGGGTGAAGGCGAACATCCCCTCCTGGACCCCAGCTGCGGCGGTCGCCGAGTCGCGCGCGGCAGTGGTGGCGTAGACCCCCATCACCCGCTTCTCGATCTGCTTGGCGAGCTGGGTGATGTCATCAACCACATCCGGGTCGTCCGTGCTGATCGGCACCCGGAAGGCTTGTGCGGGGGTAGTTCCTGGCATGTCTGCCTCCTCTACTCAGATGGTCTCATCCTCGTCACGTCTTGATGATGAAGTTGACGGTCAGGAACGGGGGCCGGTTCTCGTTGGATGTGTTGCCGCTACCAGTGCTTCCGGTGTTCTGCATCTGCGAGGACGCCGTGCGCCCGCTGATGGCGTGGGTGTGACCGCCGGAGTTGGTCGGGTTGTACGGGCCGGTCGCGCCCGTGTTGGCGATCGTCCCGTTGGTCTTCTGCAGAGAAGACGTGGAAGAGCCGGTCGTGTTGCCGATGTCGATGGGGTGGACGTGCACGGCACCGGCGTCGTTGTTGGCGTTCAGGGCACCGGTCGAGGAGTTCGGAAACCCCGGGGAGGAGGTCGCGTTGTGGTAGTGGTCCCCGATGTCGTGGGTGTGACCAGGCATACCAGCCTGGCCACCCGTAGCGTTGAGCGCGTTCAGCGGTCCAACACCTTGTGCGAACTTGTCTCGCATGTCCGGAACGTTCGCGCCGACCACAGCTGCCAGCGCGGGGTAGCTCGCCGTAGATCCACCATCACAGAGGATCCAGCCAGCCGGCGGGGTGGCGGTCGGCCACATCATCATGCAGCCGGTCGGCACGAACCGTGAGTCGTTCCCTGGTGCTGCCTGGGTGGATCCGGTGCCCAGCGAGCGCAGCCCCTCGACACCAGCCGCTGGCGACTTCAGCGAGGCGTTGATGTCAGCTGCCACGATCTCGCCATCGTTGATCATGTTCGAGGTGACTCCACCGACCCCGATCGAGAGCGTGCTCCCGGTCAGCGCCAGTCCGGATCCCACGACCAGCTCAGTGGCCCTGGGGGCGTACGAGGTCGGGACCTCACCGAGCTCGGCCTGCCAGGCACCGACGATGTAGTACAGCCCGACTGCGGGGTTGGCCTCACTGCCGGACCGCAGTGTGAAGGTGCCACTGGCAGCGGTGATGAACGAGACCGACAGCCGAGTCCAGGTGTCTTTGACCGTGGTAGTAGCACTCGGGTTGGTGGTGATCCCAGCGCCGGTGGTGATGATGGCGACCTGCGCAGTGCCACTCGCAGTCGGGTTGTAGACCCACATCGTGAACGTGTAGGCGGTGTTCGGAGCGAACCGGTTCCCAGCTGCGACCGTCTCGCTGACCACTGCGTAGCTGCCGATCCCGAAGGCGTTGCTGGCGTTGGACGAGGTGACCCGCATCGCGCGCCCGTTGCGCCAGGTGGTGGTGGTCTCCTGGGTGATCGCAGCACTGCCGAAGTTGCTGGCCGCTAGCCCTGTGGTCTCGATGAAGTTGGAGTTGACCAGCAGGTTCCCGCCACCCATCAGCGGGAGCTGCGCCGGCGGTACTCGGGTAGTGGCGTCCAGAGTGGCCAGGCCGCTGGCTGCTCCAGCTCCCAGATCGGTCTTCGCCGTGGCCGTCGACACCCAGTCAGGAGCGCCCGAGGTTCCAGCCGCTCTCAGGTAGGTGGTGACCTGCGGGTTGTTGCCCAGCCGGTTCACGCCCATGATCCCGGCACTGATCTGGTTGGCGTTCAGCAGAACCGCGTCTGCCTGCCCAGAGCCGTGGCTGGCCGCGTGCGCGGTCGGAGTCCGGGCGTCAGTGAACCTGGTGTCGTTGCCGAGCGGGACCGTAGTCGAGGTCTGTCCGGTGGGGATCTGAGCGATCGGGACCTTGGAGCTGCCGTCCAGGGAGGCGACACCGCTGGCCGAGCCCACCGCCGAGGTGTTCACCTTGGTCGTCAGGGCAGGCACCGTGGGGTTCGGGTAGGTCCCACCCAGGTCTCCACCTGCAGCCCCGTTCGGAGGCAGCGCAGCAGGAGTGGGGATGGTGACCACGGCCTCGCCAGCCACTCCAGCAGTCGCAGTGACGCCGGTGCCCTTGAAAGACATCTGGGTGGCGTTGGAGACCACCAGCGTGGTCTCGTCCACCACGTTCACAGAACCCGCTGAGGAGCCTCCTGGCGGGCCCTGAGCACCGGTAGGACCAGCGGGGCCGGTGATGTTGGTGCGCAGCGTCCAGGCGCTCGCTCCCGTCTTCTCGTAGACATCCCCGTTGGTCTGGTTCAGGTACCAGTCCCCGACCGCTCCCGTGGCTCCAGACGGAGCTCCAGCACCACCCCACCAGCCCTCGGCCTGACCCGTGGCACCGGTGTTGCCGATGGGTCCCTGGATGCCCTGGCTACCGGTCGCTCCCGTGGTGCCCTGTGGGCCCTTGATGTTCCCGCGCAGGGTCCAGGTCGAGGCCCCGGTCTTCTCGTAGATGTCGCCGGCAGTGGTGTCCAGGTCCCAGTCGTTGACTGCCCCGGTCGCGCCCGAGGGAGCGCCGGCACCCGAGAACCACTTCTCACCAGCCGTGCCCTGAGCACCGGTGTTACCAGTCGGACCCTGGATGCCCTGAGCTCCAGTCGCACCCTGTGGCCCCTGAGCTCCAGTAGCACCCTGTGGTCCGGTGTTACCGATCGGTCCCTGGCCACCAGTGGCTCCAGTCGGACCAGTAGCTCCGGTCGCGCCCTGAGATCCGGTAGCTCCGGTGTCGCCCTTGTCGCCCTTCGGTCCGGGTGGGCCGACCAGCTTGACGATCACCATCCTGGTGTGGACCGTGCTGAGGGTGATCGTGCCACTGTTGACCTGCGAGGCCTGAGCCTTGAACGTGTGGTTGCCCGCGGCCATCCCGCTGATCACCCAGCTCTGGTGCACCGTGGCACGAAGGTTGGCCGTGCTACCGCTGTTGAAGGTCGCTACCGCAACCTGGGCCGTGCCGTCGACCACCAGCTTCCCTGACATCACCGAGTTGTCGCCTGCTCCCGCAGTACGCGCGTCGAACGCGGCTACCACCAGGAACCGATCCGAGGGCCCTCCCACGGATACCGACGTGGACATCCCGGGGATGTCGGTGTCGGTATTGGTCAGCGTCAGGCCCGCTGTGGCAGCGAGGGTGTAGGTATCCAGCGTGGTCGCACCACCGCTGCCGATCCCGGTCCAGTTCCCGTTGGTGTCCCAGTACGCCGATCCCAGCCGTCCTGAGCCATCCCCGTTCAGCTGGATGAGCGGGCCTACGCCGTCGAAGGCGTAGCTGGTCAGCTGCGCCGGGTTCGCGCCCGGGAAGCTGGAGTAGTTCGCGTCGGGCTTCCCGTCCAGGCCGAACGCCGGCGCGGCTCCGGTGGGGTCAGCAGTGATCGTGACGCTGGACGGAGTTGATGCAGCACCGATCAGCCCGATCTGCTTCATCCCCGAACCGCCCGTGAGAGCGGTGGCGCTGCGCTGGTAGTACAGACCCCACTGGTTCGGAGAGGCGGTCGCCCCCGTGTCCCCGGTCTCGGGCATCGTGATCATCAGCTTGGCCCGTCGCGCCTGGCTGATGCTGGCCAGTGCGCCAACCGGAGTCTCGTAGTCCGGAGCGGGCCTGGTGGCGATGGCCGAGGCCCCGACGTAGATGGTCGAGTTGGACTGGGGCCAGTTCCAGTTCGTGTAGAAGGTGATCTTCCCGGTCGCGTCCACCGAGACGAACTGGGAGCCGTTGTGGCAGAACCCGCGAGCAGCAGCCGGCTTGGACCACTGCTCGTAGGCACCATCGGTGTTCTTCTGCACCCACGAGGTGTCGAAGATGTAGTTCTGCAGGTAGGTGTCGGCGTCGATGACGTACCGGTTCGCCCCACCGACCTGGGTGCCGTAGACCAGCCCGTGCAGCCGCTGGGACAGGCCTCCACCAGCAGCGCTCTGCGTAGTGCTGTCCGAGACTGCTGTGCCCCACAGTCCGCCCGACCCGACCACACCGTGGAACCGACGTACGTGCAGCGTGCCGTTCGCGCCGCCGTTGGACTGGAACATGATGTAGCGGCTGGCAGCAGCGTCGTACGCGAGCCCGGGCGGACGGGTGGCCGAGTCCAGGATCCAGCTGGCCGGGATGAAGTTGATGATGCTGGTCCCGGTCGGGGTGTAGCCGAACAGGAAGTACCCGGTGCCCTGCTGGAACAGGGTCACCAGGTCCCCGCCCACCGGGTCGTAGCAGACGAAGCAGTTGGTCCGCCCGTTCCAGTCGTCGAGCCAGGGTCGACCGGTGCCCGGGTTGGCCTTGACCGTGCCATTGGCGTTGAACCGCCAGATCCGGAACCCGGCGGACTTCTGCTGGATCACCGCCCAGTAGCCGCCGTAGGCAGTGATCCAGGCGATCGAGGTGATCTGGGAGGGATCGAGCGCGAAGGTGCCCAGGTTGTAGTCGGTCGCTGGGCTGTGCGGCGGGTAGGCGTTGGTCCGGTCCAGCTGCACCGTGTCGTAGACCGCAGCCAGGGTCGGCTGCGCGGTCGGAGCCGTGACCCCAGCGGCCAGCGTCAGCTCGGCCTCGGTGGCGATCTGGTTGTTGGTGCCGTGCATGGTGAAGTTGTTCTGCACGTCCGCCGACAGCATGTCGAAGTGCGCCTGCTTGACGAAAGCGTCCTGAGACGGGTCCAGTGGGAAGCCGGTGATCTGGGTGTTGGTCTGGTCGTAGACGAACAGCCCCAGCGGGCTGAGCTCTACCCGTGCGCCCGAGATCGTGCCATCCGGGTTCAGCGCGCCGGTACTGATCGTGGACCCCAAGAAGACCTGGCCACTGAACAGGTCTCCGGTCAGCGTGCCACCCACGATGTGCTCCGCCAGCACCGAGCCCACCGTGATGTCCTCGCCGGTGATCGGCTGCATCGTGCCAGTTACCTGCGCACCCGCGCCCGCGGAGCAGGGGCCGTCAGAGTCTCGGGACAGGATCTTGAAGTAGTACGGCTGGCCGTAGTTGAACGCGGTGGGCAGTCCAGTGGCCTGGTCGACCGGGATCAGGTTGCGCACCGTGACCGAGAACCCTGTGGTAGTGGTGTAGCGCGTGGTGCTGGTAGGGCCAGGAGTGGTGTCTGGGGTGAACCCAGAGGTGTCGCTGACGTGCACCTCGTAGGCCACCGGGTCGTGGTTGGTGATCGCCGGCCAGCGCAGGAAGAACGCACCGATCCCAGCGATCACCTCGGGTGTGGGCGAGCTGGTGGGCGGCAGGTTGTCGGTGGCGACAGCGGCGTACGAAGAGACCTTGGTGACCACCGAGTAGCTGTAGTGCGCGTCGGAGTAAGTGGACTTGTCGGTGCGGTACAGCTCGGTGCCCACCGTGTAGGCCGGTTCGAGAGTGGCCCAGGGCGCAGGCGGAGTCGCCTGGTTGGTGGGCTGGGTGGGAGCTGCTGCTCCGTAGGTGACCGTGGCGAAGTACGGGGTCATCGCGGTGACGCTGACTCCGGGCGAGCCAGTGCCGCCAGTCGGACCAGTGGGGCCAGTACTTCCGGTGTTGCCAGTAGCGCCAGTGAAGCTGACCGTCCAGGCGAACTGCTTGTTGAAGGTGATCCCATCCACCGTGATCGGGATGACCAGAGTGCCGGCCAGGGTCAACGAGGTGGTGACGGTGATCGTGATCCCCGCAGTGGTGGTCCCGTTGTTGGTGATCGCCGTGGTCAGCCCAGGCTGCTGACCAGTGATCGTGCCGATCGTGGCAGCGACGCGGGTCGCGCCCTTGTAGGCCAGCACGCTGCTGGTGGTGCTGCCAGCGATGGCTGCGGTGACCGTGCCCGGGAAGACCGCCGCCTCGTTGGTCAGCAGCACCGTGTAGGCGTCGGCACCAGGTGAACCCGTGCCACCTGTGCTGCCCGGGTTGCCCGTGGCTCCAGTCGCACCGTTGTAGACCTTGGCCACCGTGAGCGTGTCCGCGATCGTGCCGTTCCCCATCCGGACCGCGATCGTGTTGGCGGTCATCGTGGCACCGGTGATGGTGACCACGTTCCCGGCCCGCGACACGCCCGCAGGCAGTGAGGTAGAGAAGGCCCCGCTGTCCACGCTGTAGTCCCAGACCGAGATCGTGGTGTTCACCGCAGTGCCAGTGACCGTGGCAGTCGCCGGCGTGGTCGCACCTCCGCCCGAGGGAGAGGTGAGGATCTGAGTGGTGGAGGTGAGCGTGATGGTGGCCGCGTTCGCCCCAGGCGGACCCTGGATCAGGCTCCACTCGTACAGCGCGGGGTTGGTGGACTCGGTGGGCGTGGTCTTGTTGTAGGCGATGCCCATGTAGGTCATGCCAGTCGGATCGTCGTTGATCCCAGCGCCCGTGGAGCTGGTGCCGTACTTGATCCAGGTGTAGGTCGGCTGACCGTCAGCACCAGTTGGTCCAGGCACACCCTGCGGTCCCACGATCAGCGACCACTGGTAGTCGGAGTAGACGTTGGACTCGGTGGGGTTGGGTTGGTTGTAGGACAGGCCGAGGTAGGTCTTCCCGGTCGGGCTGTCGCTCATCCCAGTGGTCGGCGTGTCCGCGTACTTGGTCCAGGTGTAGAGCGGCTGGCCGTTCGGTCCGGTAGGACCTGGGATGCCCTGCGGCCCAGCTGATCCCTGCGGGCCGGTCGCTCCCGTGTTGCCCGTCATCAGGGCCGGGTTGGTGGTGGTGCTCGTACCGTCGATGCGGGTGCTGGTGGTGCGCACCCAGATGAACGTCCCAGGCGCGCGAGTAGGCGTGGACGTGGACCAGCCAGTGGTGGGAGCCACCGTCTCACTGGAGCTGACCGAGTACTCCGTGACCGTGCCGGCCACAGCTCCCGCCACCGCCACGTTCCAGGAGCTGCCATCCCAGACGTAGAGCTTGTAGTTGTCGTCGGAGTCGTACCAGGTGTCCCCGACCGACTGCGCTACCGGCTGAGTGGCACCGATGAAGGTGAGCTGACCAGCCACTCCACCCGCGACATCGGTCCAGGCCTCAGCCTCACCGTCGTAGACCTGCAGGATCTTCTCGTCCGAGCGGAAGATGAGCTGACCGGGCCAGGCAGCCTCCGGGATCTCTGTCCCGGAGAACATCCGGACGTAGGTGGACTCGACCGGAGTGCGCTGGCCCAGACGCGGAGACTGCGCCTGGTCGAACGTCATGCGCTGATGCTAGTGGGGAAGCAGCAGGGCGTACGAGGTGAACCCGGCGTTCGCCGTGCCCGCAGGACCAGTCGGACCAGCAGCGCCAGTCGCGCCGATCGGTCCCTGAGGTCCAACAGGCCCCTGTGGTCCCGGTGGCCCAGACCCAACACGGGTCACCGAGACCGAGCCCATGGAGATGCCCGTGGCCACGGCGGAGAGTGCGTGCACATTGACCACTTCCCCACCAGCAGCTCGGAACGGCATCGCCAGGTCCACGTAGAAGATCCCGGTGTCAGCCATCACCGACTTCCGGGCGATGGTCGAGCCGCCGGTCTGGAACCACACCTCGCGCTTGGTGGCCGTGGCTGCGTCGAAGCGCACCCAGGTCGACAGCAGGTAGTCCCCAGCAGCGGTCAGGGTGATGTTGGAGGTGGAGGTGAAAGCGGACAGGTCGTCGTAGCTCACCGAGCCGAAGGCCAGCACCGTGTCCGCGCCTGCAGACAGTGGGTTGTTCGACGACACCGAGCTCATCCCCTGGAGCTGCAGGATCTGTCCCTGCGGACCAGGGTCACCGATCGGACCAGCCGGACCATCAGGCCCCTGAGGACCGGCCACACCACGCGGGCCCTGAGGTCCGATTCCCTGGATGACTCCAGTGCGGACCTGGATCGACCCGCCGTTGACCAGCCGTACGACGTTCGCCATCAGAAGGCCTTCCTCACGCGCTTGTTCCCGTTGAACTCCCAGTTCGACCCGGTGCGACCACCGTAGGCCGGATACTGCCGCTCCAGCGGTGCGAAGGCCCGAGAACGCATGGGAGAGATCTTGTGCTGGCCAGTCTCATCGTTGCGGTGGCTGCGCTCAGTCAGGTTCCGGAACTTCCGCGTCCCACGCTGGTAGTAGTCGTTTCTCGCGTTCGAGCGAGGAGTCTTGGGGGCCTTCAAGCGCGCCTTGGTGGCCGCGTTGGCCGTCTTCCTGGCTACGTCTCCACCCCATCCCTTGCTCACCTCACCGTGGTCGATACCCCAGGCGCTCTCCATCACGGACTCCCTAGCTGAGTGACGCGCTGGTTCACCGTGACCGAACCGTAGATGATCCGCTGGACCTGGTTCCCGGCGTACTCGTTGCCATCGTTCACGGTCACGAACAGGTCGTACTTGTAGACCCCTGGGATCAGGGCTGCGGTCACACTGTCCTCGATGTGCAGCTGCAGGAGCCCGATCTCCGAGCTCAGCCCGATGTCCGGGATCGTGCCATCAGGCACTACGTCGTCCGGAGTGGACAGTGAGAGCTGGGTCGCGCCAGTGGTGTTCTTGATGTCCAGCCGGCACGGAGCGATCACGTTGTAGGGCTGGTCGAAGTCATCGGTGTAGACGACCGTGCCCGTCCAGTCCTCGCCCTGGTCGATCTCGATCGGGACGTTGGCAGCGCTCATGTCTTCAGTCTCCTGGCCTCGGCTAGTCGCTGTTGGTGGCCCTCAGAGCCGCGATGTAGTCCTCTTCCTTGTCCCCCATCACCAGGACCAGGTTCTTCTGAACGACCGGATCGACCTGCTCCAGACCAGCCACTTTGTGCGCAGCCATGATGATCCGGACCGCGGAGTCCACGGACTTGGGATCGCCCATCATCGCCGAGGGCCAGACTGCGGCCTTCAGTTGAGAGAGTGCGATCAGCTCCTGGGCGAGCAGGTACTTCCGGTCCTCACCAGTGAGTCGGTCGGCGTCCTGCTTGAACCGCGTGCTGAGCATCTGGTCGATGATGTCGACCGTGGTGTTGAAGTGCTCAGCGATCTCAGATGGCAGCTTCCCCGCGATCTGCATCTGGTAGGCCTCGCGCGCCTTGTCCTCGATCTCCTTGGCCAAGCCGGCTGACCGAGCTCGTGGGCGTCGCTTCGCCGATTCGATAGGTGTGACCTCGTCCATTACGGAACTCCTCCACCACGTCTTGGACCGTGGTCTCGCCATTGTCCATCATCTTGAAGATCCGGCGACGCACTCGGCCTGAGGTGCCTGCCCAGACTCCGTACTCCTCGCGCGTGGACAACGCCCACGTCAGGCACTCTGTGAAGACTGGGCAGACGTCGCAGAGCTTAGTTGCAGCTCGCACCTGTCGGATCGACATGGTGGGCTGCTCTTCCTCATCCCCGAAGTAGTACGAGACCCCTACGCCGGCGCAGTGTGCTTGCAGCTGCCACTCGGGGTAGAGGTCGGAGATGTTGTAGCTGACCCATCGCTCGGAGTCTTCGTCGGGCATCCGCTGCCCGGTCTCATCGAGCCAGTCATCCAGAGACCAGGCGGAGCCCGGAGGCCCGTTCTCTGATCTGGAGTCCGTAGAGGGAGATGCTGCAGGCGTCGTAGAGGTCCTGGTTGCTCCCACAGAGCGCAGCATAGTCAGGGTGAGTGACATGGATGTAGTCCCTCACCGCATCTTTCGAGGCATGACCATCCCCGAGCACCTGCGACTTCCAGGTGGCGACGTTCACCAGACGAACGTCAGCATGCAGGGCCAGGGCAGCCATCACAGCTCCCCTGACCTCTGTCAGCTGGATCGAGTACTTGCGGTTGTTCCCGATCAGGGTGTCCTCGATCCACACCTGATCTACCTGATGGAGGCCGGCCATGTCATGCACGAACGAGCTCAGCTCACACAGCTGCAGCGCGCGGGAGCCCACGCTGCTCTCCAGAATCTGAGCATCAGGTCGGCCCCCAGGCACGAAGCAGGCGACCTTGTGGATGCCCAGGTCGACCCCCATCAGGGTCATGCGATCAGCTCAACGGGTTGATCTCGGGCTGGTCACCGGGCAGCGAGTTGTCCGGGTGCGGAGCGTTCGGGTCCGCGGGCACCTCGACCGGGGGCGGCTCTGCCGGAGGCGTCTCGGTGTCCACCGGCGTGCTCGGGTCAGTCCCGAGCGCGTTGAGGCGGTCCACCTCGGTGCGGATGTTGGCCACCGCAGCCTCTGCATCCGCAGCTGCCTGCGCTGCGTCTGCGTCGTCTGCCTGAGCCGCAGCGAGTGCGTCCTCCAGGGCGGCGATCTCCGGGAGCAGGCGCTGGGCCACCCCGTCGACAGCGTTCTTCAGGTCATCTACGGATGCGCTGAGATCCGACATCTTGTTCTCCATCGTGGTGAGTTTGGGTAGGACGACGTACAGCAGCAGCTGTCGGTCGGTGAGCTCATCCAGCGGGATCGAGACCTTCTTGGCTGCCATGGGTGAACCCTAGCGCCGGCGACGGCTGTTGAAGAACCCCGCCAGGACCAACACCAGGACAACGATCACCAGGATCCAGAGGATGCTCATCCGAGCACGAACACCTTCTCGCAGTTCCGGAAGATGTCGTTGTTGGACCCGAAGCACAGATCCTTGCCCCGGCCACCGTTGAGCACGTCACGCCCAGGGCCACCGCGCAGGACGTCGTTGCCCAGGCCACCGTTGAGGCGGTCGTTCCCGCGACGTCCGATCAGACGGTCGTTGCCCGCGCGCCCGTAGATGGCGTCGTTGCAGCGGGTGCCGAACAGCACATCGTTGTGGACCGAGCCCACGATCAGCTTGTGGCAGGTCGGAGCAGGAGTCGGGGTGGGCGGAGGAGGCGGAGGTCCAGGACAGAACGGAGGATGTCCGTGTCCGTGGTGGTCACACGGGTCCGCGTGAGCAGCAGTGGAGGAGCCGAGCGTGGTCAGCCCCATGGCAGCGAGTACGGCGACGACGGCCGCGAGCTTTCTGATCATGTGCGGACCGTACCCCTATCTGACCCTGGTGCGCAGAGGAAGGGCCAGCAGGATGATGATCACGATGAGTGAGATCACCACGATCCAGTGGAATGCATCGTTGCTCATGGTTCACCTCCGTCCCGAGCTCCCGGAGGAGGGCCCGTCTCTCGGGTAACGAGCCCTCCCGTTCCGGGGGGCTACTTCACAGTCACCGTACGCCGTGAGGCGGAGGAGAAGTAGGTGCCGCTCGGGTCGTGCGTGACGAACACGGCGTGGTCAGCCACAGCCGTTCCGGCCTGCCAGTTGTACCCACCAGTCGGACGACGCACGGCCACGGTCACCGACTCCGGGTCACCGGTGCACTCGAAGCCACCGATGTTGGTCTGAGCTCCAGTGGCCTGCTGCACCGTGCCGGCAGGCGTGACCTGGGTGAGCCGCACCGACAGCGCAGCCGAGTCGGTGTCATCCGAGCACTCCACGGTGATCTTCACGTAGGCGATCCGGTGCGTGGCGGAGCGAGTGACGGTCTTGTGGATGAAGTCGGAGTTGCTGTCGGCATGGGCCGGAATGGCGAACGCTCCGACTGCAGCGATACTCGCTACCGATGCCAGAGCAGACTTGATGGGCAAGTTCATGGGTTTCTCCCCCGTGCGTGTACGAGGGCATCTCCCCCGCAGTTGACCCATCAGGGGTACCACGTCATTCGGCGTGTCGGCCATAGTCCGCAGACACCATCTTCAGGTTTCTTTCAGGGACCGAACACCCAGTTGAACAGCAGATAGCAGAACACGATCGCAGTCACTACACCGCCTCCAGCAGCGAGGATGACCAACTGCCAGTCCTTCATGAGACCTCCCAGTTACGCAGATCGCGCAGTCTGTAGCCCAGCAGCAGCTTGTCCACCTTCACCAGACGCTCTTGCAGCACTTCCCGCTCCTCCATCAGCTTGCGCGCCTTGCTGGCCAGCATCAGAGAGATGTCATCGCCCTCCATCCCGAAAGCCAGGTCATCTAGAGACACACGCAGGATGTCTGCCAGCGAGTAGGCCTCGTAGACCCGCAGGTGCCGAGTGCCTGCCTCGGTCATGTACACCTGAGCGTGCTGCCAGTGGGAGTGACCTGCGTTCCGCATGTGCCGACCCAGCAGGTCCCCAGACCAGCCCAGCTCCTGACGGAGTCGGAACGCCCGATCTCCCATCGTGACGCTGGTGATGACCTTGGCCATCTCACAGCACCTCGCCGCCGGCGTCTCCAGTCGCAGCTGGGGTCGGGTAGATCTCATCGGTCATGTAGTCCCCGAAGCCCCACCACGCATCACCGTGCTTGATGTCACCTGAGGCTGGGGCAGTGATCGGGTTCTCGGCCTTGTCCGCGAACGTGAACCGCTCCTGGTACGGGCGATGGTCCGAGCTGCTCACCCGTGCCATCAGGTTGGGTGGCGTGTCGACCTTCAGGCCCTGGTACAGACTCCCGTCGATGATCCGGTCGCCCTTGCTCACCCCAGGCGCTCCCAGAGGCGCTACAGGCCCGCCGTGCATGCTTCCACCAGAGGTCGGGAACGCCTGCCAGGCCAGGTGCCAGCTCGGTCCCCAGTGATCCATGATCGTGCTCCTGACCCAGTTCTCCTTCAGGTTCAGGTTCCAGTCAGCTACCAGCAGGGCTGCGTCCACGTGCTGCTTGCGCACTTGGTCGTTCACGTGGTTCGACCAGCCACCCAGCGCATCCAGGTAGGTAGCCTTGCGGGCCTTCCACTTCTCCAGATCGGTGCGCCAGCCGTTCTGCCCCTCGATGTGGGCTGGGAAGTGGGCCACGCTCACCAGCAGCTTGTGGCCGGTGTCCACACGCTTCAGTACTGCAGTGACTGAGTAGATGTAGGTGACTCGCTTGGAGTACGCGCGCATGTAGGTGTGCTTGCTCAGCTTCCTGACCGCACCGTGCAGCTGCTTCCACTTCGTGGTGTCCCAGCCGATCGCACCATCCGCGGCGTACGGGCCCAGCTTGCAGGCGTAGTAGCCCCAGCCCTGAGCCCGCAGCTGTGAGGCCCGATGGTCGTCCTCCACCTCGGTGAGGGTGATCAGAGAGCTCTTGGTCTGCCAGTCGGTGATGTCAGCATCCAGAGAGGCAGCTGAGCGGTCGAACCTGGAGCTGCAGTGGATGTGGTGGAAGCTCGGCAGGTTGGCCATGTGCTCAGGTTATCCGCTGGGGTTGACCACGAACTTGCGCTTCGCCGTGGGCTTCTCAGACGGCTGTTGGACCTTGTCCCTCTCGAAGAGCCCGTACTTGGCCATCCTCGTGAACCACTCGTTCCGAGAGATCCCTCGCTCCTTGGCCCTGATGTCGATCAGGGTCACGTACTCCTCAGGTAGCCGCACGATGATGGCCTTCTTGGTGATATCACTCATGGTGATATCAAACCACAGGTGATATCACTCGTGGTGATATCACTCAGGGATGGTGCTCGCAGCTCCACACCACAGTGAAGTCCCTGGTGCACCAGCGCTTCTGCGTGAGTCGCATCGGGTCTTCCTTGTGCGCTCTGGTGAAGTCCAGCACCACCTTGGTGCCCATGCCCAGTGAGGTCCGGTAGCGCCATTCCCCAGGTGCGACCTTGACCCCGGTCGCCTCGGTGATGTGATGCACGCGGTAGCGCGTCATCCCCAGGTCGAGCTGCCTGAACTCGTGTGGGCTGACTGAGCCCGTCATGGCCATCACCAGGGCCACCAGCCAGGTCACTTCACAGGTCCTACCTCGAACCCACCCTCACACAGCCAGTGGTCGGTGTTCAGGAAGAACTCCTTGTCATCCAGCACCCGCCAGTACTTGCCCTTGACCCGACCGTCGTGGTCGTAGGAGGCGATCACGTCGATCGCACCATGCCCAGTGCTCTGCCAGTCCTTCAGCTCATCAGCCAGCGAGGTCATCGGCTGACCGCGGAACGTGTCGCCATCGCGGTCCTGGATGTTCTGGTCCCCACCGTAGAAGCAGATCTTGGAGCCGGCACCGTGCTTCTTGGCCCAGTCCCCGATCGTCTTGGCCGCCTTGATGTTGGCCTTGTAGTACTCGTCAGAGGGCTTCTGGCCATGAGTCATGTAGTGGCTGCAGCCCACACTGATCGTGCCCAGCTCCTTGTTCGCGAACTGGACCCAGACCAGCCCACGCTCGCTGAACTTCTGACTCCCCGCGCTGCTCGGGAGGGTGGCGATCCAGCCGTCATCCCAGGAGCCACGAGTGATCAGCTCTCGGTTCACCGCGATCCAGACATCTGAGTGCACCACGAACTTGTAGTTGTGGGCTCGTGCCTCATCCT